CTTTGTGTTTACACCATTGACATTGCTTCTCACCAGCAGTCAGCGGGGCGTTTTCCTGCATAGCCAATTCTGCTCGCTCTTTTACCCACTCACCAAATGCTAGTAACTCGTCGATACTTATTGTCAATTCATCAATATGGTCTAGTCGCGGTTGGTAGATAATCATTGTGATGGTCTTGATATCTTCAAGCATACCAAACTCGCTATAGACTCCTAGTGCGTAGATTTTGGTTTGCGTGGTGTCAGCATAGACCTTTACGCCTTTACCGTACTTCAAGTCTATTATCGTTACGTTATCGTCATTTAAGATAATGCAATCGGCTGTACCAAACCCGTCCTGCGCGTACTCGCTGTAGTCGAGTTTTTGCTCATAGATTTTATGACCTTTGTGTTCTGCAATGAAATCCATGTAATCATTCACATGGTGGCACATGGCTTTATCTACTGTTATCCAGTTTGTTTCGGGTAATTGCTTAGCTTCAAACTCAAACGGATTGAGATCACCTTTCAAGCATATCTCTGCAAGCTCATGCGCTGCCGTACCTTCGTCCGCAAATGCGCTACGGGATTCTTTGTAAGGCTTTTGCGCTGCGACGCTACCGGAGCAATATAGCCAAGTAGCACTACCACTTGCGCTTAGTAAAGAGTGTTTAGGCGCTTCTTCATTAGACATTGAAGCTCTCCAAGAAGTTATAAAATTCAGCATAGTGTTTAGGCGCAAGCGTCATTGTGCTGGATGCGTCAAGTTCAGTTAACTTATCCACAATTTGCTCTTTTGAAATGGCATTACGTTGACGCAGTTCAAGCGCTACTTCTTTTAGCATTTTGGCTGTGAGCGCAGGCGTTTCTGGTTCAGCGGTTAATTCCACTGGTTCTACAGATTTTTCTGTTTCTGGTAACACTTCTACTTCAACAGGTGTTTCTACAGGCTTTTCTTTTTTCTTTGTTGCTTTGGGTTTTACTTCTTCAACTGGTTGTTCAATGACTGTTTTCTTAGCGCTAGATAATCCTGCTCTGCCTTCATCCCTATCTACTTTCATCGCTTTGTTCATTGCTTCGTGTGCCATTAAATCAGTAATGATTTCAACTACCTCCTTTGTTTCATCGTTATCTTCATCGACATTTGCTGCAAGGACTTCATCAAGCGCTTGCGCAACTTCATCAAGGGTAAATGAAAGTGGTTTAATCGTCCCAACATCTTGGTTTTTCAACGCATAGTTGACACCTGCTTTGATAATTTCATCCGTTTGCACTAAGCGCTCTGCCACTTCATGCAATAACTCATAGCTAAACTGAGTGTTTGTGCCATGTACTAATGATAGCGAAATGAACTCACCAAGTTGTGTGTTTGTGAGTATTGTTAAATCTTTCATTGTGTTTTTCCTCTGTTGTTGTAAAATGAGAGTCAATCTTAACTTAACTCTCAGAGAGATGCAAATGGAAAATGAAGAAATTAATGACGGTGTGTCCGTTGATGATGTTGTAGCGTGGTTTGGTGGTGAGCAGGTTGTGTTAGCAAAGAAGTTGGGTGTGACTAAAGCAGCGGTGTCGTATTGGGTAACTGAAGGAAAGATACCGGCAAACAGGGCGATACAGGTTGAGCAATTAACCGATGGGGCAATTAAGGCAGTTGATTTACCAATAATTAAAAGATAACGAGGATTGTTTATGGTGGAGTCTACTAAAACGTACCGCATAAGTCGCGGGGATAAGAACAGCGCTGTCTGTCGCAATGTGGAGGTGACATGGGAGCGAATTTGCACGGTACTTGGTAAGCACAAAGTTGCAAAGACCAAAGAGCAGGAAGGCTGGTTCTGTGGCGGTGGGTTCAGTGGCGGGTATCGCAACACGGAGAACCTAATCGGGCGTTCGCTTTTGACCATTGACGTTGATGAATGCGCAATGACTAAAGGAGAGATTGAGTTTGAGCTGGAGATGACAGGCTTTGCGCTGGTTGCGTACTCAACATGGCGTAGTACAGATGACGCTAATCGCTTTCGTATAGTGTTACCACTGTCACGGGAGGTCAGCGCGGAGGAGTATGTTGCCGTGATGCGTTGGTTCGCGTCGGAGTTTAGCAGTTTTATTATTGATGACAGTGCATTTAAGCCTGCTCAGTTTATGTATATGCCAAGTGTTAGCGCTGGTTCGATTGAGTCGGCTTTCGTGATGGTGATGGAAGGCAGTGAGGTTGATGTGGATGTAGCGCTTGCCTTTCCTGTTGAAAAGCTGGTGCAAAGAACTGTCAAGGAATACTTGACAACTGAATTTGACGTAGATGGCACGGATGATGACGCGGATGATATGCAGGGACTCTCGCTTGCACTCGCGCATGAACCCATTGATGTCAGTGATGCACTGGTTGAAGCTAATCTCGATGCACTGGTTGAATCGGCAGGCGATTACTCGACGTGGATTACCGTCGGGCAGGCATTGCATCATCAATATAGAGGATCGGATGATGGGAAACTTCTTTGGCTTCACTGGTCTGCTAACTCGGATAAGTTCAACGCGGCAGATATTGACCGCAAATGGCAATCATTCAAGACGGAAAAGAAAGTGCGCCCGTTGACGTTTGCCACAGTGATTAAGATGGTCAAGGACAGCGGAGTAAGTGTTGGGGAGATTGTCGAGAAGCAGGTGAAAGAAATCTTTGTCACTGGGTCGGAAGGTCTGTCGGTTGATAATGATCGTGCATACGAGGACGTGCGCAATAAATTGCGTAAATTACCACTCAGCGCTGTGACACTTACCAAGCGTCAGCAAATCGCACAGGACATTTACGACAGGTGGGGTAAAGGCGAAGGGATGACTAAATCAGCCATTGTTCGTGAACTTTGCCCACCAAAGAAAGGTGGGTTGATTGTTGAGGAGATGCCGTCGTGGTTGAAAAACTGGGTTTATGTACAACGTCCGATGGAGTTTCATAACTTAAAGCACGGCTACTCTATCAAGCGCGAAGCTTTCAACGCAGAGTTTGATCGCATGGATGAATGTGTCGCGGCTGAAAGGTCAGCATCGTCGATGGCGCTCGTTGATTGGAAAATGGATACAGTCATTGATACCATGTACTGGGCGAGTAAGAATGATGGAATTTTTGTGAATGATAACGATGGACTGCGATATGTGAACTCTTATAAGAAACGCGGTGTGTTGCCATGTGAAGTAATGGACGACGATGGGTTGCTTGTTGTGGATATGATGCTCAAGCACTTGGAATTTACGCTGGTTGAACCTAAAGAAAGGGTGATACTGCTGGACTGGATGTGCCATGTTGTGCAAAACATTGGCAGCAAAGTGAATTGGGCGGTACTTTTGCAGGGTACTCAAGGAGGTGGCAAGACGTACTTCACTAAGATATTACAAGGCATACTTGGGAGCAATGCCACTCAGCTCGATCCTAAGCAATTTACGAAGGGGACGTTTAGCGGTTGGGCGTATGGTTCAGTGCTGAATATTGTTGAGGAGATAAGGCTATCAGGCGATAACCGCTGGTCGATTATCGATACGATGAAGCCGTACATTACAAACGAAACTATCCAGATTGAGGAAAAGTTTTCTAATTCGCGGACTGTTCCGAATTTTACGTCGTATTTTCTTTTGACTAATTACCAAGATGCTTTGCCGATTACCAATGGTGATAGACGTTATTGTGTTTTGTATAGTCGCTGTCAATCGGAAGAACATTTGTTTTCTTTGTTAGGTGGTGAGCAGGAAACCAACAAGTATTTTGAGAAACTGTTTTTAGAAACTGATAGACGGATGGATGCGCTTTGCTATTACTTTATGAATAGAAAGATAAGTCCAGACTTTTCAGCGAAAGGTCGAGCGCCTAAAACACTCTCTCGTGAAAAGATGATAGGCTATTCTGTGTCGCATGAATTTGAAGAAGTAAAAGATTTGATTACACATTACCATTGTGAAGTCATTAACGAAAACATAGTTGATATTACATTACTTGGCAAACTTAATTTTGAGGAGTTTGAACCTTCAGTTTTAAAGCTACCAAAAACATCGGCATTAACTCGGATACTTTTACAAATTGGCTACGAGAAAGTTCACAAGAGAATCGATGTGCCGACAAGCGATGGAGGGCGAAAAAAACACACGATTTGGCGTAGAAGCACGTTGGATGAGGAGGCGGTTATCAAGAAAGTTAAGGAGCATTACAAGATTTAAGATTTTAAACAGTGTCGCAGACAAAAAACGCTAAATTTTTTCTGCGACAAAGTAACTATGGCTTTGCTACATAGTCTGAAAATCACTATGTAGCACCTTCAAACCCTTATAAACTCTATATTTCTTTACTCTCTGCGACATAGTAGACATAGTTTTAGTAATAATGGTTATGAGAAATATTTAATAAAAATATGGGTAAAATGAATTGATTTATAAAAAATATATAAATAGAAAAAACTATGTCCAGTGTGTCGCTTTGTCGCAGACAAAAAAGCCGGTAGTTAACCGGCTAATATTTTATTCTGATTCTAGTCCGTGGTTTCGTGGATCATATTGCCTATGTCCAGCACGACCACCACAGCCTTCACATTGAACAAAAACATCTAATACTCTACCGTCCTCATCAACGTATGTTTTTGCACCATCCATGGGATTGAGTGGCGCTGTCATATCGCAACCGCAATCTAAACATTTATCATAAGGCAGTGAACGGTATTTTTTGAACTCCATCATTGTGCGAATTGCTAAACTCACAAAAGCCGATTTTGATTTGAGTCCAGCGCTTTCAAGAAAATCAATTAAATCTCCCTGTATTGATAATTGATAATGTCTGGATTTTTTACGCGGATCAATCTTAG